ACTCAAGCTACTTGGTTCCAAACGTTAGGTACTAAATTACAGAAAGTTTCTAATAAGATTCACGCTTCAACAATGAGAGGAGGAGCAAACTTCGTAGTATGTTCTCCAGATGTTGCAACAATCTTAGAATCTTTAACTGGGTTTGGGGCTGATACTGATGGTCTTAAAAATCAATTTGCTATGGGTGTTCAAAAGATCGGTGCTATCAATAACAGATACACTGTATACAAGAACCCTTACTGGCAAGATAACGTTTTATTAATGGGCTTTAGAGGATCTCAATTCCTTGAAACTGGAGCAGTTTATGCACCGTATATTCCATTAATTATGACGCCATTGGTTTATGATCCTACTAACTTTACGCCAAGAAAAGGTGTAATGACTAGGTATGCTAAGAAAGTAGTTAGACCTGAATTCTACGGTAAGATCAACATCGGTCAATTAAATACTATATAATTAGATAATTAATTTTCTTATATATTAATAATTGAATATTGTTAATTAGGGCCCCCTTAATTGGGGGCTCTTTTTTGTGTTATCTTGACTTACTTGATATTTATACTAAATAGAATAGGAGAAAGTTATGGCAACTCATTTCGCAAAGGCAGCAGGAGCAAAAAATAATAAGAAAGGTTATAGATTCTTATTATCTTTGAATGAAGAACAGAAATTAACAAAACCTAATATACTTGATAACGATATATCTATTATAACTGGTAAAGCTGGTTCTGGTAAAACTTTACTAGCATGTCAAATAGCATTGCAAGGTGTACTTGAAAAAAGGTATAAAAAAATTATCATAACTAGACCAACTGTTTCAAAGGAAGATCTTGGTTTTTTACCCGGAGGTATAGAAGATAAGATGGCACCATGGGTATCTCCAATATATGGAAATATGTATCAGCTATTAAGAAGAGAAAGGGTAGATCAAATGATAAGGGCAGATCAAATAGAAATAGTACCAGTCTCTTACATGAGAGGAAGAACATTCTTAGATTCTGTTATTATTATAGATGAATGTCAAAACTTAGACGATACACAAACTCTTATGATTTTACAAAGATTAGGAAGAGATTCAAAAATGATATTCTGTGGTGACACAGATCAAATTGACATGAAAAATTCTACAGATAGCGGTTTAAGATTTTTACAATCTATAAAGAATGTAGAAGGCTTTTATGTAAAAGAATTAGAAACAAATCATAGACACCCAATTCTTGATAATATACTACCAATCTATGACAAATATTTCAAAAGTTAAGCCTTCAGCTTGATAATTATATACACAACTGCACATTGACTGCGGAACATGATATTTATATAAAAGGAGCAATATATGGCAAAAGATATTTCAATATGGCCTGGGTCTGGTTCTTTCTCTGCAAGCTATGCTGCAAATGAATCTCCAACACCTTTCGCACTATACGACACAGATAACGAGTTTACAGCTTCTGCTGATAATGTAGCTGTCTGGTGTGCAAGAAGACTTGGGTATCCTATAGTAGATATTGAATTGCAAGATAAAAACTTTTGGGCTTGTCATGAAGAAGCTGTAACAGAATATTCTGCACAAGTAAATAGATTTAATATAAGAGAAAACCTATTAAATTTACAAGGAGCTTCAACTGGTTCATCATTTACTGGTAAACAAATAAAAGGTGGATTAGATGCTACAATACAAATAGCAAAGCAATACGGTTCAGAAGCTGGTTCTGGTGGAGCTATAGATTGGTACAGCGGTTCTATATCTGTAACTTCTGGTTCACAAGTTTACGATTTAACTGATTCTAGTGTTACTACATATGAATCTGGTACACCAGGTACAAATGTTATAGAAGTTAAAAGAATATTTCACGAAGGAACACCGGCAATAAATAGATTGTTTGATCCTTACGTTGGAACTGGAGCTGGTACATCTCATATGATGCAAGCTTTTGGTTGGGGAGGTTATTCTCCTGCAATCAATTATCTAGTTATGCCCTTATATGATGATATGCTAAGAATGCAAGAAATAGAATTCAACGATCAGGTAAGAAAATCTGCACACTCATTTGAGTTGATAAATAACAAATTAAGGATATTTCCAAAACCAACAAGCGATTATACTTTCTATTTTCAATATATAAAAACATCAGATAGAAAAGGTAGTGTATCGGGGGCTGTTGTATCAGACTTTTCAAATCTACAATATGACAATATACAATACAAGTTTATTAATGATCCAGGTAAACAATGGATTAAAAAATACACTCTTGCTTTAGTAAAAGAATTGCTAGGATCAATCAGAGGAAAATACTCTACAGTACCAATCCCTGGATCTGAGACAACTTTAGATGGAGATGCTTTAAGAGCAGAAGGTGCAGCTGAAAAGGAAACACTAATTGCACAATTAAGAGAAGATTTACAAGCTGCTTCAAGAAGGAACTCAATGGAGAGAAACAAAGAGGAAGCAGAATTTCAACAAGAACTAATTAACAAAGTACCACTAGGTATTTATATAGGGTAAGATATGTCGATATTCGGAGGAGATAGAGATATTTCTTTATTTAGGCACATAAATAGAGAATTGATTAACAATATCATCGATACAAAAGTTGATATTGTAAAAGCTGCGATAAAAGACATAAAGGAAAACTTATACGGTGAAGCACTTGGCAAACAATATTTTCAAAACGTTAGAGTTGGATGCTTAATAGAACAAGGCTCAACAGAAATAGAAGATACAGATTTTGGACCAGATGTAAATAAAAATGTTACTTTTAGATTTTTAAGAGATGATATAAAAGATATAGCAAACTTGAAATTAGAAATTGGTGATTTATTATTTTGGGATAATACCTATTGGGAAATAGACAAAGTCTCTTCAGGTAATCAATATTTTATGGGAAGAAACCCTAGTACTAATTTTGCAAGTGATGAACATGGATATAACTTAGCTGTAATATGCGAAGCTCATATGACTAGAAGAAGTAAACTTTCTATAGAACAAACTAACAATGGCTACGATAAGAGGTTATACTAATGAATAAACCTACAGCAAGAAAAACAAAGTCACAAAAGGTAGACAGAAGTGCTCAAATAAAAAGAGACGATAAGCAACCTATATTTGAAGTTGGTTTATATGAAATAGATGAAACTATTAAATATTATATAGATAATGTAATACAACCTCAAGTTAAAGATTCAAATGGTAGTTTATTACAATTACCAGTAATTTACGGTAGTACAGAAAGATGGAAATCTGTACAAAAATCTAATTTTTACAGAGACGTTAAAGGTAAAATACAATTACCTCTAATGATGTATAAAAAAACTAACATAGAGAAAATTAGAGAACTGGGAAGTAAGGTAGACCCATTGGCTCCAATAGTACAAACTATAGAAATGAAATATACACAAAAGAATAGGTATGACAATTTTTCTGCTTTATATGGTAGAAAACCTGTAAAGGAATATCATCAAGTTGTTGTACCAGATTATGTAAAAGTTTCTTATGAATGTATAATATGGACAGACATGATTTCACAGATGAATTCTATAGTAGAAGCAATAAATTATGCAGAAGGTGCATATTGGGGTGATCCTCAAAGATTTAGTTTCAAATCTAAGATAGATTCATTTTCTGCAGCAACTGAAATTTCTAGTGGACAAGATAGAGCAACTAAATGCACATTCAATCTAGAATTGGCAGGGTTTATAATACCTAACACAATTCAAAAACAAATAAACAGTCAAACAACAAAAACCATATCAATGGCACAAGTTACTTTAGGTTCTGAGACTATAGTAAGCGATATTAACAATTTACCAACCTCAGATTAATATAATAGTTATAGGAGAAAAAAATGGCTACACCAAAAAAAGAAAAATTTACAACAGAAGAATTAACCGAACTTAAAGATATAAGAAAACAGTTTTCTGATATATCTTATAAGCTAGGACAAATAGAAATGCAAATACTAACGCTAGGTCAAGATAAAATTAAACTTGTATCTAGTTTTAACGAAACAATTGAAAAAGAAAAACAAATTGCTAAGAAACTTTTAGATAAATATGGAAAAGGGCAAATAGATATAGATTCAGGAGAATTTATCTCTGCATCATAGTCTTTTTGAATAATTTTATTGATATTTATATACGAGAAGAAAGTAATAATTTTACTTAAAAAAAGAATTAAATTAGGAGAATAAAATGGCAGAAAAAATAGTCAGTCCTGGTGTATTTACACAAGAGAACGATTTATCATTCGTTCCACAGGGAGTTGCCGAAATTGGAGCTGCAATCATAGGGCCAACTGTAAAAGGGCCAGCATTGATTCCTACCACAGTAACAAGCTTTGGTGATTTCCAAACAATTTTTGGTACAACATTTAACAGCGGTTCAGATACTTATGAGTACTTTACCTCATTAGCAGCAGAACAATATTTAGCAAACTCAGGAGCTTTAACAGTAGTAAGAATTCTATCAGGGTCTTATTCAAAAGCATCGGCATCGTTTATATCTGGTTCAGTAGTAGGAGGAAGATCAAATGGTATTCCAACGTCAGAATCTTATGCAAACCCGAATGAAGTAGCATATTCACAATCATTTCAAATTAGTTTAAGAAACGATGGTGCATTCGGAAATTCAGATGATTTAACATCTCAGACTTTAGGAACTAATAACTTACTTGCTAATGGTACAGCTGATAATTTAAGATGGGAAATAGCAAATGTAAATAAAAATACAGGTACATTCTCTTTATATATTAGAAGAGGTAATGATACATCTAATTCTAAGATAGTATTAGAAACATGGAACAATCTAAGTTTAGATCCAAAATCTAATAACTATATAAGAAAAGTAATTGGTGATCAATACTATACAGTTGGAGATGCAGGAACAGCAGATCCTTATTTACAATTAGCTGGAGATTATGCAAACAAATCTGCATATGTTTATGTAACTTCTAACGCACAAACCATAGATTACTTAGACTCAAATGGTAACACTGGTTCATTAACAAATGACTTTGGATTATATTCAGCTTCATTACCAGCACCAGTAGAAGGAGCATTTATCGGTGGATCTGATGGTACACAAGAAGCTGCACCAAAATTCTTTGATCAAATTACTGATAATAATGTACAAGGGTTTAATATGTCAGCTACAACTGATGGCTATAAAACTGCATTATACTTATTGAAAAATCAAGATCAATACGATATCAATATGCTAATAGTACCAGGTATGACACAAGCTAATGATTCTGCACTTACAACTTTAACAAAAGAAATTGCAGAAGCTAGAGGAGATTGTTTCTTCCTAGTAGATCCAGAAGCTCACGGTCAAACTTCAATTACAACAGCAGCAGGAAGATCAGAAGAACTGATATCTTCATATGGAGCTATGTATTGGCCATGGGTTAAGATCTTCGCTTCAAGATTAGGTAAGAACGTTTGGGTTCCAGCATCTGTAGTAATGGGAGGTGTAATAGCTTTCAATGATAAAGTAGCTGCAGAATGGTACGCACCAGCTGGTTTGAACAGAGGAGGAATAGGAGCTGCAATTCAAGCAGAAAGAGGTTTAACACACGCAAATAGAGATGAACTATACGAATCAAGAATCAATCCACTTGCAACATTCCCAGGTCAAGGGGTTTGTGTTTGGGGGCAAAAAACTTTACAAAAAAGAGCAACAGCTTTAGATAGAGTAAACGTTAGAAGATTATTGATCAATCTTAAGAAATTCGTTGCAAGTACAACTAAGTTCTTAGTATTCGAAAATAACACTTCAACTACTAGAAACAGATTCTTAAGTACAGTTAATCCTTATATGGAAGCAGTACAACAAAACCAAGGTCTTTATGCATTCAGAGTTATTATGGATGAATCTAATAATACTCCAGACATCATCGATAGAAATATCATGAAAGGGGAAATATTTATTCAACCAGCAAAAGCTGCAGAATTTATAGTAGTAGACTTTAACATTATGCCAACCGGAGCTACTTTCGGAGAATAATGATATTTATATTAAAGTAATAATAAAAGAGGAGAAATAAATGGCAAATTTAGTCGACCCAAATGAAATGATGTTTACGTCCTTTCAACCAAAGGTAGCTAATAGATATGTATTATACATGGACGGAGTCCCTTCTTTCTTAATAAAGAAAGCAGCAAGACCATCTGTAAAATTCAATACTATTACTATGGACCACATGAATACTCAAAGAAAGATCCAAGGTAAAGCAACCTGGGATGATATTTCTTTAACATTGTATGATCCAATTGTACCATCCGGAGCTCAAGCAGTAATGGAATGGATAAGATTAGGTTATGAATCAGTAACAGGTAGATCTGGTTATTCTGATTTTTACAAGAAAGAAATTGTATGTAACGTTTTAGGACCAGTAGGTGATAAAGTTGAAGAATGGACACTTAAGGGTGCTTTCCCAACTTCAGCAGGTTTTGGAGATCTTGATTGGTCTTCTGATGCACCAATGGAAATATCAGTTGGTATTGCATACGATTACGCAATCTTACAATACTAGTACAAAAATAAGAAAAGGAAAAGGGCTCTAACAATAGGGTTCTTTTCCAATTTCTTCATATTTATATTATATGAAGATTAACGTTATAGAATAAAAAGGAAAGGTTATTATGAGCGATAAACCCACAAGATTGTCCGACAAGGACTTAAAAGAACAATTACAAGAACAAGCTGGTCATGTTGAAAAAACCAAGCTAGTTGTAGAAACAAACTTCCCAACAGAGGTCATAGACTTACCATCAAAAGGTATACCCTATCCAGAAGATAATCCTTTATCATCTGGTAAAGTGGAAATGAAATATATGACTGCTAAAGAAGAAGATATTCTTACAACTCAATCTTATATTACACAAGGAGTAGTATTAGATAAACTTTTCAAATCTTTATTAGTTTCTAATGGAGAAGGTCAACCCGTAAAGTACAATGACTTATTAGTTGGAGATAAAAATGCAATTATGATTGCAGCAAGGGTATTAGGTTACGGTAAAGATTATGAAATAAATATACCAGAACAATATAATGCTGGTGTACCTCAAACTGAAACAGTAGATCTAACAAAGCTAGAAGATAAACCACTTCATGAACAATTGCTTAAATATCCAAACTCAAGAGAATTTGAATGGGAGTTACCTGTATCCAAGAAAAAGATTACTTTTAATCTAATGACTCACGGTATGGAAAAGAAAGTTGATTATGCTCTTAAAGATATTAAGAAAAAACAAAAAAGAACTAAAGATGAAACTGATAGAACTTTATCTACAAGATTAAAACATATAATCAAAGCAGTAGATGAAGAAACAGATTCAAAAGCAATTGCAGATTTCGTTGATAATCATATGTTAGCTTTAGATTCAAGAGCGTTCAGAAAGTATCTCACAGAATTAACACCAGATGTAGATTTGAAATACACATTTATTTCTAATGAAACTGGAGATGAACGGGAGGTGGAGATACCCATTGAAGTAAGCTTTTTTTGGCCTGACGCAACAATATAAACAATCTGTACATCAATCACTTTTTATGATGGTATACAAGATACCAGGGTTCACTCACACTGAACTCTACAACTTGCCGATATACTTAAGAAACTTTTATTTGAAAGAGTATAAAGAATGGAAAGCAGCTGAAAACAAAACTGCAGCAAACGCAGATCAAGCTCAAGATCAAGCATATCAACAGTACCAAAATACGCATCAAAATCCTAGTTAGTAGATATTTATAAACATAAGAATATAACTAACTAGGAGAGTGCGCATGTTTAGCAGATTATTAGGAAAAGCCTTATTAGCATTATCTGGTGCTGGTAAAGATTACAAAAAACTCAAAAAGCATATGAATGAACCAGAGTTCAAAAAGCGATGGGATTCAATGGAGGATAGATTAAAACAAATATCCAAGGACTTCGAAGACTTAAATAGAAAATACGATTAGGGTTTATAGATGGCATCGGCAAAAGAAGAATTAGCAGCAAAACGAAAACTGATTGCAGCAGGTAGAGAAGATTTAGCAGTTCAACAACAAAAGTTGGACTCTATGATTGCTCAGCTTGGTACAATGAGAAAAGCTGGTGATAAATTTAAGCAGATGCAAAACGATGCTGAAGCTTTAAGAAATAAGATAACCCAAACATCAACAGAATTAAATCAGATGGCTAGAGATGCTGGGGATATTTCCGAAGGCATTGGCCAAGCAGAAGGAAAATTAGATGGGTTTTCTTCTAAAGTTCAAAACATAACAGATAAGATACCAATGATTGGTTCATCCCTTTCAGCCGGTATACAAAAAGCAACAGATGTTGCAAAAAATCTAATGGACAAGTGGTTAAAGAAAACTGATGGTTCTATGAGAAAAGGCTTTAAGATACTTGGAGGTATATTAGGTGGTTTACTATTAGGAGGTGTAATAGCAGCATTCACTTTCTTTATAAAATTATTAGGTAAAGCTAAAGAGAATATGATGGAATTCTCTACTGCTATGACTGAAACTGCTAGATCTTTACAAATGTCTAAATCAGACGTTAAAGCTATTGGTAAAGGGGTAGGAGACTGGGTAAGATACGGTCAAGGTTGGGCAGGAGCTGTTGCTCAGATCCGAGAAGATATGGGTTATATACCAGAATTAACTGCAAAGGAAAATAGTTTAGTTGCAAAGTTAGCAACAAACGCAGGTTTATCAGGTGCAGAAATTTCAAGTATGTATAGAACATCTCAAAGATTGGGTGTTACATTAGATACATACGTAAAAGATCAAGCAAAGAAAATTAAAAATCTAAATGCTGAAATGGGATTACATACAACCCAAGCAGAAATAGTTAAAGAAATAGCTGGAGCAACAGATGAAACTTTAGCAATGTTCGGAAAACAAAACGCAGAATTAGAAAAGCAAGTTTTAATAGGAAAGAAAATTGGATTAAACTTAAATCAACAAGCTTCAATTGCAAAGTCTTTATTAGATATAGAATCTAGTATAGAAGCAGAGATGGAAGCAAGAGTTTTAACTGGTAAAGAATTAAACTTTGATAAAGCAAGAGAATTAGCCTTAAATGGTGACATCTCAGGAGCATCGGCAGAAATACTAGAACAAGTAGGCGGGATAGACGAATTCAATAAAATGAATATCATACAAAAAGAATCTTTAGCTAAAGCAGCAGGTCTAGAAGTTGGTCAGTTACAAAAATCATTAGAAATGCAAGCAGGAATTGCAGATCAAGCTAATGTTGGTGGAGCTGGAGGTGGGGGAGGCGGTTTAGATGCCGCAGCTGGTAATACAGATATGCAAGCAGCAGATGATGCTAGATCTAGAAGATGGGGAAAAATATTCCAACCATTTGCAGAAGCTGTTAGAAAGATAAAGAAAGTAATAGAAGAAAAATTATTAGTATTTTTTGAAACTGGAAAAGGTAAAGACTTTGTAGATGGAATTAACAATTTTGCTACTGGTATTGCATCTTGGATAGCTGGAGAAGGAGAGCCCGGTTGGTATACAGAATTAAGAGATTCTTACATCACACCAGTTGTAGATGCAATTTCTAATCTATGGACTTGGGCATCGAATAACCCGATTAAAGCAGCATTAGCTGGTACAGCTTTAGCAGTTGGTACTAAGAAATTATGGGACGGTGCTAAAAGTTTATTTGGCTTTGGTAAAATGGGAACAGCATCTAATCCGATGTATGTTACTATTGGAGCTGGTGGAGTAATGAATTCTATATCTGATTTTCTAAAGGGAGGAAAGAAAGGTGGATGGAGAAGAAATCTATTAGCTTCATTTAAGAAAATGAAGAAAACTGTTTTAAGTAAAACTGGAATAACTGGTGCTAAACAATCATTAAAGAAAAAGGCAAAAGGAAGTTGGTTAAGTAGAGGTTGGAACAAATTGAAATCTGGTGTAAAGAGTGTAGCATCTAAAGTAAAATCAGGCGTTTCAGGTGCAGCAAGTTGGGCAGGTGGAAAATTAAAACAAGGTTGGCAAGGTGTTAAAAGAGTAGGAGGTAAAGTACTTAGTGCTATTAATCCAATTCCAAAATTAAAGAAAAGTTTTACAGGTGGAGCTGGTAAATATATAAAGAAAGCATTAAAAGGAGTTGGTAAAATTGGAGGGAAAGCTGTTAAGGGTGGTTTAGTTGGTGCATTATTTAATGCAGCTCAATTAGCAGCGATTATCAATTCTGATGCATCACCAATGGATAAAGCAAAAGGTATTATTCAAACTGGATCTGGTATATTAGGTGGAGCTCTTGGTTCTATAGCTGGTTCTATAGTTCCAGTAGTAGGTACACTTGGTGGTGGTATTATCGGAGGTTTCCTTGGAGACTGGATAGGTAGTATACCAGCTGTACAAAATGCATTGGCACCACCTCTAGCTAAACTATTCAAAGGAGAAGAAGTACAAGATTTCATTTTATCTGATAGAGGTTTATTGAAATTCCAAAAAGACGATTTAGTTATTGGTGGTACAAAATTAAATGAAGGTTTAGGAATGGGAGATAACAAGCAATTAGATAACTTGGTAATTCTAATGGAAAAATTAATAAAGGTATGTGCAGAAGATAGAGTAATGTCAGTAGACGGTAAAGAATTAGCAACAGCTTTAGCTGAAACTAAAAATTATAAGGGAGTTTCATAATGCCTATAAATCAAACAGCAAACCTTTTAGCTTATTTTCAAAAGAATGCACCGGCCAGTAGTCAAACGACGCCAATAAATCAAATAACGTATCCACCAATACCAGCTACTATAAGTACATTTTCAACTGACCCATTAGTTAATCAAACGTTAGTTTCAATACCAGCGTTTTCAACTTCACCATTAGATGGTCAAACGATAAATGCTATAAGTACTCCTTTTTCTACATCACCATTAACTGGTGAAACTATGCCAAGTATATCTGCATTTTCAACACCACCCCTTGATGGACAGACTATAAATGCTATAGGAACATTTTCAACTGCTGCACTAAGCGGTATGACTATTAATGCTATTGGATCACCATTTACTACATTACCTATAAGTGGAGTATCAACAATAAATTCACCAGCAGCTATTTCACCATTTGCACCTCAACAATTTGCAGCTGGAGTTCCTGGTACTATGACATACAATGATGCATACACAACACCAAACTTACCTAACACTCCAATAACACCATTTACAACAGCAAATACTTTATTAGGTTTGGGACAAGCAGTTGAAACACCACCTAATAATATGACACCAATATCAGCATTAGCTGCTGGTGATAATTCTGCCTGGAGAGGGCAGGATCTATCGGGTCCAACTATTACTTTAGGAGTTGTAGATTATTATAGTAATGCATTTGCAAATGGGTTCACTACTCAATTTACACCTGGTACACAAACTAAATTCGTAGGTGTTGAAGGATCTCCTGGTTCTTTAACTTATGCAAAACCTCAAACTCCTTATGATACAATGGCTATGCCAAACAAAAACACTTATGCATCTAAATACAGTTTAGATACAAGGTTTGCAGCTATAGCAGAACTGGGATCTGAAATAAATTACACTTCACATTTTAATAATACTGAAGGAACTGATAAAATAACTACATTGAAAGCTTTATATGAGCAAAGCAATTATGCTACTCAAGCTACTAGATTTGATGGTAGAAATGTAAAGCCTCATGTATTAAGAGGTATTCAAATGGAAACACCAAACTACGATAGAGTAGACGGTATTCCAGATTCAGCAGCAGAACATAAAACTAGATTAGAACTTGCAATTGAAAATTCAACTTGGCAAGGTGGTTGGAAAGAAAGAAGGAAAATGCTAAGAAATTTCCAATTCCAATCTAGATTCCAATTAGGCTTGGGAATATTACCTCACTTATTTTTAATGGGTGGACCTTATAACAATAAACAAGATCTAAAGATAAAAGATGAACCTGGTTTATTAGCACTAGCTTCTGCTAAAGCTTGGATCTTAGGTGGTACAATAGCAAGAGTACCTCATCACTTAACTAATTATAGTATGTTAAATAGTTTAGGTATAAAATATGGCTTTAGTCCTTTTGGTGAAAAGCTTTATAGTATGCTTGGGAAATTATCTGGAAAGCTCGGTTTTGCAAATGAAGATTTAGTACCATTTTACTTTAAGGTTCTTCATAAAGACACACCACCAAACAAACCTTTATTTTCAACTTCAGATACTCCAGAAGGTATATTGCAATTTAGAGGAACGTTAAAAACTGTAAATCATTCTGTAACTCCACAATGGTCAAGTAAGAAGTATTTTGGTAGACCAGATTCAGTTTATACTTATACAGGTTATAGTCAAAATTTATCGTTCTCTTTTCAAGTTTATGCTCCAACAAGAGATGATATGGTGGAAATGTATGAAAATCTAAATCACTTAGTTGATATGTGTAAACCAGCTTGGAATACTCAAAAGTCATATATGAAAGGACCAATAACAGAACTTACTATTGGTAATTATATGGAAGATCAACCTGGTTTCATAGCAAGTTTAAGTATTTCTCCAGACGAACAAATTTATTGGGACTTAGGAAAGGATCCTATAAAAGGTTTACCTCAAATAGCTCAAGTAGTTCCTCAAGGTTTAATAGATAGCGTTCCATTCATTGGAGCAAACCCTAAAAAGTTAAGAACTAATAGAGAATCTTTATTAGAATTCCCGCTAAAGAAAGCTTCTAAAGTTCAAGGTAAAGTAGTACCAAGAGCTTATAATGTTTCTGTAACATATACCATGATAGAAAAAGAAACTCCAGATGCAAATAGTGCAAGAAGAACATGGGATTATACACCAGGAGTAATATAATATGAGATATAGAAATAGAAAAATAACAATAGAAAAAGAAACTAACAATAGAATTGAAGGTATACCAAAATATATGGATATACCTATTCATCCTAATGATCTTTACATACAAGCAAACGATGGAACAAGATTAGATATAGTATCTCAGCAATATTATAATACACCAAGATATTGGTGGGTATTAGCTTTAGCAAATAAAATGGGAAAAGGTACATTATATGTTACACCAGGTTTTCAATTAAGAATACCGCATAATCCGGAGCAATATTCTTCAAAAATAAAATAGGAGTTATAAATGTCATTTAGAGGTATTACATTAGAACCAATACACAAGAACATTCAAAGAAGATTATTTGAGCTTGAAGAAATGCATTCTTCAAAATATAATCTTCCTGGGGGAGGGTTAACTGGTGCTGCTTACGGTATAGATTTAGCAGTACCAGATGGAAAGCTTAATATACATAAATTAAATCAAAAAACAATTTGGTTTTCTTTAAGATCTAATGCTGGTGTACTTATGGACGATGATGCAAAGGAATACACTTCTCCTGATTTTTCTCATCTTAAATCTTATCAAGGTGGTGGATACAAAGAAAGATCTGCACGGTCTAAATTTATAGGGGCCAATGGTATAGAAGTAGACAAAGACTTATCACCGCCTCCAGGTATAGAATCTATTGGTATTTCTACAAAAGGAGCAATGGGTTCTTTGAAAACTGCAGATGTTAAAATTAGAGTTTATCACCCATCTGATATAGCTGCAATAGAGCAATGCTATTTAATGCCAGGTATTACTTGTTTTTTAGAATGGGGATGGTCTGGGACAACACCTATTAGCGAAGAGCTTTATAAAAATTTTAGAGGACCAGGTGGTTCTAAAGACTTGGAAGAAAGAATTATAAAGAAAAAATTAGGTTTACCAATTGTAGATAAACAATCTTTAATGGAAGCTTCAACTGCTTATCAAGATGATGTTGAAATAGTAGATAATAAACCCGGTCAATACGATGCAATGTTAGGAGTAATAACAAAATTTAACTGGTCATTAGATTCCGATGGAAGTTATTCTATTAACATGTCAATGATTTCTCCAAACTCTTTAGTAATGGGTATAGGTTTGGAAACTCACTTATTAGGAGCAACAAAAAATACAGGGTTTAGATGGAAAAATGGAAAATATATAACAAAGTCTAAACAAGTAAAAGTAGATGGATCTTATGTATCAGTACCAATATCTACAAGAACAAGTATATCAGATGCTGAATTTTTATGCAGATCTATGGTAAAACTTTTAATGAATGATGGAAAAACCATAGAAAGAACTGAAGTAGAAACAAGCGCAGCAGTTGCTGAAGCCTCAAAAGGATTACAAGGAAAAATTAATTCTGCAAATAATAGAATTAAAAAGAGACAGGAAAGAGCTGATAAACTTATGGAGGTATGGGATGCATCTCAAAAGAATGCTGATAAGTACGGAGCTAAAGTTCAATATAGCGAAACTACCGAAAGACCGATGGTGATGGGTTTCTGGTCTGGGTGGGGTTATCCAATCTTTTCTCAAACTGGTCTTGCAGTTGGACCAATGGTGGATTCAGATAAAGGAGTTTGGGGCGGTCCAGGAACCAAATGTGATTTTATCTCTCCTGATGCAATGGGAGGTTCTACTAAATACATGTTCGGTGGAAAAGTATATTCTTGGTATAAGCAAGATGCTTTAGCTAAAAGAAATGCATGGTCGAATCATACAGATAAACAAGAATGGAAAGATGAAGAGGACAAAAAGAAAATAAAAGTTTGGGAACAACAACAGAAAGATTTAGGCGTAGAAGTAGAAGCAGATAAAGAAGCTAAAACTGCAGGAGATGGAAAAGCTTATACTATAAAAGGGACAGGAGATAGTAAATATATATACTTTGCTGATGATCCTACATTGATTTTCAAAACCATGATTGATGGTATGGTTTATTTTGAATTAAAAGGTAAAACTCTTTGGAAAACAAGAACCACTTATGGTTGGCATCAAGATCCAGCAAAAACTTATTCAAGAAATGGTATTCCAGTAAAATACTGGTGGCAAGATGGAACAAGCAAATTAGATACTGGAGCATTATTAGCATTAAGAGGATGGAAAAGAAAATCTTCTGGTAATGAATACGAAAAAGCAAATTATGTTACTTGGAGATGGATAGAAGATTATCTATTACAACAAACTGCCCCTAAAAATAAAGCTGGTGATCCTATTATTTCATTAAATTCAACGCACGTTGGAGCCGATGCAGCAAATCCCGAACTAGAATTGTATTATCCAAACCAATGCGTAAACCATCCGCTTATTCAATCAATGGATTATGGAGTTTGCGTATTATTAGACAAACAATCTAAAGATGCAGTATTATCAATGAAAAATATGTTACCAGAAGCTGCCGGTGCAATTATTGAAGAAGGAGTACAAAATAAAAAAATTGGAGATAGATTTTGCCCACCATTAACTGGGTATAGTTCTTTTGGGAATAATTCGTCTGGTAACATAAGAGATATTTTAGTTAACATAGATCATGTTATGAAGACTCTAACTGCTCAAAGAACCTTTGAAGGTTTTGTTACTACTTTGTTAAGTGATATAAATGATGCATGCGGTAAACCTTGGGATTTCTCTTTACAAGCAAATGAAGGAGATGCTCACGTTTTACAAGTTATAGATAAAAATTGCACTCCTTTATCAAAGCCAGCTGAAACTTTAAGTATAAACCCTATTGAAGCTGGTAAGCATGATATAATAGAAACATCTGCAGCTAAAACTATAGATTACAAAGAAGAGGTACCAGAGGGAGTAACATTTTTTAGACCAGTTAGACATTATCCTTTTAAGGGAAGAGGAATAGGTAATATACTAAGATCAGTTAGCTTAAATTCTAAATTACCAAAAGCTGTACAATCGATGGCTTTTATTGCAAATAAATCGCAAACTAAAAATACTCAAACAAAAGATACTGCCGATTTTAATATATATGGCTCAAAAGTTGTAGACTTATTCTATAAAGACGGCGTAGCTCACCACGGTAAATCGGTTGCACAAAAGCAAATAGAATTTGAAACAAAGAAAGCAAGTATATATAGAGACTGGGCTTATACATATAATAAACTTTTTAGGGAAGATCAAACTCCATTAGCTAATTCCTTAAGTGCAAGACAAATTCAAAAGCAAGTAGTAAGTGCAGTAGTTTACGGATCTCCAGAGCAAGCGCCTAAACCTACTCCAATGCCAAGATTATTACCATTAGAGTTAAAATTCAAACTTGATGGTATTAGTGGAATTTACCAAGGTAATAGTTGCAAATTTTTAACTGTATCAGAAGGAGGAATATTACCAGATAGATACAAAGACGAAGTTTTATTTCAAATAACAAAAGTTCAACATTCTATAAGTGATGCTGGATGGGAAACTAATGTAGAAACTATGATGAGAATGATACCAGCAGAAGACAAAGAAAAAATGGCAACTGGAGAAGTAGAAGATGAACAAGCATAGGAGAAAAAGATGAGCACTAACGACGCAGATTTCGAAAGACTAATACAAGAAAATATTGACAGAGAGGAAAGAGCATACAATGCTATTTTAGAATATGGTCAATTAACTGGTGAGCCAGAAGAAGTTCAAAAGTCTTTGGGTATTCCTGCTATAATACCAACCCCAACTGAAAAAGATTACGAAAGAGGTTTTATGAAAAGATCTTTTGTTGCAAGGTATGACGCCAAAACAGCTACAGAGGTATCAGAAGATTTTTATAATAATGAGGCTTCAAATTTACCAGATGGAATTTATAAAGCTGTATCTATGAAATGGTATTTAACTAATAGTAAATTGCCACAACTTGCTGGTATGAAAACTACAATCAATGCTCTAAATGTAAATGCCTATTTAACTAACAAAGCTTCTAAAGATTTACCTCAATTAAGAGATACTATAGAAATATTTGATCAATTCTTTCGATAAGTCAAAAAAATTTATTATATTGTAAATATGAATATTAAAAAGGTTATATCAGAAGCAGAGATAAAACTGCGGGTTCAAACTTATATAAGCAATGGAAAACCTATAGACTTAGATTTATTAAAACCTGAAGCTTATAAATTTTTTAATAGGTTATATTGGAATAGGCCAGATATATTTGAAATTATACCAAAAGTAAAACATTTAGAGTATTACAATAGTTTAAGCTCCTTCTTAGAAACTTTCGATATATCCGACTATGATTCACAAGTATCAAAAACTTACGAAAATCTGATTTTACCTTTATTTGATTCTATACAACAAAATGGGTTATATACAGAAGATGGTATGGAATATTCAAAGTACAACTTATTTACAACTACTGGTAGACCCTCTAATTCTAATAATGGTATAAACTATGCTGCACTAAATAAAGCAGATGGTTCAAGAGAAAGATTCACAAGCAGATTCTCTAATGGTAAATTATTAGAGATGGACTTTGATGCCTATCACATTAGACTTATAGCAGATTTAATAAAATACAATTTACCAGAAACCTCGGTTCACGAATATTTTGCAAAACAATTTTATGGAGTACAAACAGTAACAAAAGAAGAATATAAACAATCAAAGGCTATGTCTTTCCAAGTACTATATGGAGGTGTTCCAAAAGAATTAAAGGGAATAGAATATTTTGATAAAGTAAAAGCTTATATTTCTAATGTTTGGGATATTTATAATAACAAGGGTTATATTCAAACTCCAATATTTAATAGAAGGTTATATAAAAATAATTTAGTAGAAATGAATCCTCAAAAATTATTTAATTATTTAATCCAAGCATACGAAACTGAAAGGAATATAAAAGTAATGATAGATATTCAATCATTGTTAAAGGGTAAATCGTCAAAATTAATTTTATACACTTATGATGCTTTTTTATTTGATATGGATAAATCTGAACTTTACCTAAAAGATGAAATAAGAAAATTAACAGGTTTTCCTGTTAAAATGCATATAGGCAATAACTATAATGATATGAAACTTTTAACTAGATAAGATGATATTTATAATCAAAGATAATGGAGTAATTATATGAACATAAATTCTTTAGTAAGTGAATGGGCTTGGCGAGTAAACGATGGAATGCCAGACCCTAATAACAGAAATCATATAGAGTTGCTAGAGGAAGTACTAGTTGCTAATAAATACGATAGAGAATTTATAGATCAATTCATACACCAAATTGCACCACTCAATGAAGCAGCAATAAAAAACTCAGAAGTAACTAAAGCTATAAAAGCAAAAGGTAAAAATGCTGATTTCAATAAATTCCTAAGAAATTTACCAGGTGGTGACCCTGCAAGGCAGATGAAAAATTACTTAGAAAAGTTAGATGCTAAAAAAGCAGTTGAATTTGCAGACACATTATATTCTGCAACTAATCCTCCGAAGAGTATTGGTGGAGGAGTTCAAAGAGACATATTTAATATAGACGCAAAGGGAATAGGTAAAGGTGAACTTTGGTTAGCTTTCATGGTAAAGAACTCAGAGATACAAGGTGGAGGAGTTTCCTTTGACTTAAAAGTTGGTAGTAAGAAATATGAAGTAAAAGTTTACGACACTTCTAATTCTGCCGTAATAAGATTGGGTACAGAAGGAGCTTTAGGTTCTACAACTTTTTGGCAGAACATTTTAGACACGTTAAAATTATTAGAAAAATTAAGTAAGTCTGTTGAAATAAAAGATTATTTTGACAATGACTTTGCATCTACGATACAAGCTATGCTAGGTAGGAAAGGATATACCTTAAAGGGTGAGTTTAATAAAAAAGATATGAAGACTTATGAAAAATTCTATCAATTAGCTGAAGCAAAAACAAAGGTAGCAGAATCAGGTTTTAATAGAATAGATTTAAGAGGGCCTAATACTAGACCAGAATCTTATACTATTAAACCTATACCTTCAACGATATCTGGTAATACTATAAAAATAGAATTGATAAAGGGATCTACAAAAGATACGGTCTTATCTAATTTAATAACTGAATTAAGAAGATTGAAATATGTAAGACAACCTTCTGCTTTAGCATCTGATGTACAGCAATCTGTAGATAATGCAATAGCAAGTGGACCAGCTGATGCCTTTATAGTATTTAGACCAGGAAGAATATATGTTGGTAATAAATTTAAGTTTGGCGTAATATCTCAAGGTGGTATAAAGATAATCGAAAGGTAAGTATGAAAACTAATTTATTATGCACATTTACAAATAAGAGGGAAAAGAGAAAAACTCTTGATTTAATTATAGACAAATACGATATTCTATATAATAAGATTTTTCTTTTAAGAAATGTAGAAAATTCAAACGAGTTAATGTGTACTTATAATATTTCGATAGATGAAAATTATTCTGAATTGGATAATACTATATTATTACACAGAAAAAAGGCTACTAATTCATTATACACTATTAATGCTCTTAATGCTTTAATACAAGTTTTGAATAATGGAGTATTAGATACTTCTTATCAATTAGATTGGGAAAATTACAGAAATACAATGCTCTTAACTAATGATGAAGGGTTAAAAAGAATAGAAACAGAAGTTGAAGATATAATATACATAAAGATAAAAAGGTAAGAATTATGATTAAATTGAAAAACTTATTACACGAAAACAATATCTCTGAAAATTTGAAATATCATATTAGAAATCAAATTTCTTTGAACGAATCAGTTTTTAGATACGGTTCAAAAGCACACTTTGATTTAATTAATGAAGCAAGAAAATTACATAGCAAGGGTGCTGAGTTTGATTCTTATTCTAAATTCATACTTGAAACTGATATGGGAACTATGGGA